TGTCCCATCGTGGGGTCCATGGGTGGCATACCCTGCGGCATTGGGGGCATCATTTCCTGTTGATTGGGCATCATCCCTTCCTCAATTCCCATCTCTTTTGCATCCTCGATAATCTTGTCCCAATCATGGATACCTGAGGTAATGACCCATTGCTTCATGATCTCGGCGAAGTTGATCGTTTGATTGCCTACTGTTATTGTTCCCGTAGCTTGGATTTGCTCTGGTGCGCCTGGGATCTTGAAAATTAACTCAAGTAGAGATGTAAGTGTCTCATTCTCTAGTGCTTGATCTTTTTGAACGGTTGAACCTGTGTCGATGTTGAATCTGTATTTTGTGTCAGTGATATCCGTAGGCTTGATAACTAGCTCACCCTTGTCGCCCTTTAATAACTCTTGAACATCGGGATAGCGTTTCTTGATCTGCTCAACTTCACCCTGCATAAACTTCAATTTAATTGGCTTCTCTTGACGAGCCAGCATTACATCAATCATCTTGTTGTAGATACCTTCAATGGCTATATCCATCATCTTGCGGTCAAAACCAGATCTCATTTGTTGAGTCATCTGTTGCATCTTGAGTGCTTGCGGGGTGTTGTGGGTTAGCGTGTAGCCATTAGTTACATATAAATGGTTTGGAGTGTCTACGAACAAGCACCTGCTTTCCTCTGGCTCTGATTTCTGAATAGCAATGATGTTTTTGCGCTTCTTGGCATTAATGTAGATGCGGTACTTATTTCCGTACTTTTTTAGCTCACCCCTATACACAGCACTACTAACACCAACAACCATAGAGGTGTAGTAGCCAAGTGACCTAGATAATTCTAAGAAGTCTTGAGCTAGTTTTTCACTGGTTGTACAGTACTCGATACAAGTTTCTGTGGCGTGGTAGCCGTCAGTGTCAATCAATCCTTGAAAGAGTCTTTGTCTGTTTTCTAGTGAGTTAAAGAGATAATCTTCTGGGATCCATTTTTCTTTTGATAGATGCCCTTTAAGTCCGTATTCCTCAAGTGAGTCAACAACTTTTCCATAAATCCTAAACTCATTGGCTCTCTTACCCTTACTAACGAGTCTGTCTCCAACTGGTAGTAACTCTCTAACAGCATCTTTAATATCTTCTTTTGAGTTGGTAAAGCTTATAGTCTGTCGATCTTCACTAAAACCACCGTCTCCAAGTAACAACCCCATCAAATATGGATCTATTGGTAATTCCTTTGCTTCCATCTCAACCGGTGCTACTAGATCTACGCTGTAGTAGTAGCTTTTATTAGTTTTTTCATATCTCTTGTCGTAAGCGTCTCTAAAGAGTCCAGTTTCTAACATTTGAGCTAGTGTTTTATCTTCTTTTTTAGCGTGGTTTCTTTTATTGGTTACAGTCCACAAATGGTCTAGAGAGCAGTTTGTTTTTGTGCCATCAGAGAAGTACACATCGTATGAGTCGATCTTGCCTTGTTCGTGTATCTCAAGCACTTCTGCTGACTTACCAGCATCATCAATAACTTTGTCCCCAACCTGTAACTCTCCCATTGTTACCCAACCCGTAGGAGTTAGCACTGGTTCTGAGTATCTTTGGCTTTTACCAAGTCCTGGATCGGTGTTAGAGCTAATCGAGGTGTCAGTTGTGTTGGTGAGGGTTAACATCGCACCCTTTAAGAAAGCATAAGTAGATTGAAATGTATTGAGTCCTTGAGGGCTGATCTGCATTTGGTCGATTGCACCCATGTTGCCACCCTTAACAAACCACATAGCTCCAGGATCTCGCTTGATTGTTTCCATGACTAGGTTTTTAGGATCTAATTTAAGTGGAGGGAAGATACTCATTTTCACACCATCCATGTAGAGATTGACGAGAGATGATTGCGCTTTGTGCAAGACCATACCCCTCTCAAACTCACCCAAACCAAAGAAGCGATGTAGCAGTGGGTAGGAGTGGGCAATAACAATAGGAATCTCACCGTTTTTATGGGGGTTGTCTATGTCTCTTAGAATTAACTTCATGTCTTTGCTAAAGGTGATCCAGCGGTCTTTGTAGTAACGAGTGATTAGCTCAAACTCATCCTTTTTGCTTGATGAGCCAGAGGTAGAGTCTGTTGAGTACTTTTCTTCGATGAATGTCTGATAGTCTGTGTCTGGTTTAGCCTCTGGTGCATCAGTAATTAACTTGTCAATGTTCTTCCAATACTTTGTATCTCTGTCGAGCAACCACTTCTTGCTAACAACCGAGCGGACACTGATGTAGTCACATGAATTGACAGTGTATCTACCTTTTTGAGGCACGAGTGATCGTGCTGGAATAAGGGTAAAGTCTGCACCAGTGTACTGATCGGATTGAACGTAATCGACTAGTACCCCAAATGAGCCGTATACCTTACGATAAAGCGAGAGCAACCAAAACTTAGTGTAAATATCAAATTGTGTATTAGCGTTGGGCAGTATGTGATTCTCAAGTAAGAGATTCATAAGTAAAGACTTACCCTCATCCCCCAGATAGGCTTTTACCTTGCCCGTTGGCATTTGCGCCATTGTTTCGTTGTTTTGCTTAAGGACTGCCGTCTGAAGTGTCGGGTCTACAATTTGTGACTTAGTTGAACCCTTAGTGATCTTATCAACCCTAACACCCATGAGTACTTTTTCCTTAGCTGTGAACTCATCGTGGATGGTTGAAAGGGCGTCAAAGTCTTGGTTATATTCATCAATAATCCGAGAGATATTAACCTCTTTTCTCTCTTTCTTTGGTTCTGCTTTGGGAGTTTTCTTTTCCTCGACTACTTGAGGTTTAACTGATTTTTTTTGTTTGTTTTTGTTGTTTTTTGACATAAAAAAAGACGCTCCCCTTGCGGGTAAAGCGTCTATGGTCGCCAGATACTATTCTGGTTAGAGACAGGGGTATGATAACACTATTTAATGTGGTTGGTCAAGATTAATAAATATTTCACTGTTCCAGCCAATCTTTTTGATCTTGCCGTTGTGGAAAACTATGTTGAAAAGTAATTCATTTGTGTCTCTACCCTGTAATGCTGAGTTGATTCGTTGCGAGATGTGTTTTATTGCTTGGGTGTTGTCGTTGGTGTCCTGAGCTGATCGGTTGTAGAGGTAGGATTGTTGGCCATCTATCCTCATCTTAACGACTTTACCGTTATTTATAACCATTTCAGGCTTGATCTTTCCAGAACCTATTTGTTGGGCAAACTTGAATAGCTGGGTGTACATATCAACGTCGGTCATTAGTAAAATCCCGTGCTATTGAAAATACTACTCGGTAACGTGTACTCTTCTTCCTCTGGTTTGAGTGAATCAAACGCATACCTGACCCCATCCAAAAAGTGATTCCATTGCTCTATGGGTGTATTTATGACTATTCCATCCTTATTGATCTTCCAAGCGTAATTCTCATACTCTTTCCAGCCATTACGACTTCTTTTAGTCATGCTAATTTGCTGATCCTGAACGTACTGTATGCCCTGATTGATTGAGTCTCTACCTTTTTGTGCTGGCAGGATATTGACTCCATAGCTTCTGATCTCATCAATACTCTTAGGTTCGGCGCTGTCTGCTATGACTAGGGCTGATTTGAGAGAGTTAAGAGTGTCTGCTATCTCCTTATTGCTCATACCCTTTTTGTAGACAACCTCATCGAGTATATAGCCTCCGTTGTAGTAATAGAGTGCCACAATGCTCGTAGGATCATTCGTGTACCCGAAATCAACTCCATACCTCTCTAGCCTGGCTTCGTGGGGTATGTCCTCAATCTCTACCCAGTTAGAGTAGATCTTGCCCTGTACCACTTCCGGCACGAGTCCTCTCACCATGTTGTGATAATGCGCTGGCTTACTAGTCTTATAATTCTCATAGTTTGCGGTAGCGTTTGAGTCGAGGTTTAATTTGTTGTCGTGGTAGCTCGTGTGAATGAAAGTCGTGTCTATTATGTCTGCTTTGAGCTTGGGGGCGTAGAAGTCCTGAGTGTCGGAGGGTAAGAGATCAAACCATCGCCTAATAATCCAGTGAGTCTTTGCTGGGGGATTAAGCAAGAGAATGATCTTAATATCACCCTTAACAGTTCTAAGTGAGTCATCCAACTGCATAAAATCTTCTTCGGGGATCTCGTCAGCTTCCTCAATAATCACGCAGTTGTAGTTTGCAAGTGATTTAAGTTTGGCCCTTTGATCTGATGATGATTTCTTGAATCCAACCGCATTGATTGAGTTATTGCCGTGATCTATGTGCATGAGGGAATTGTTGATGGTGACTGAGTTCTCAATCTCTGCCTCGTCAATTCTGTCTGTTATTTCTCTGAATATTGAATTACGAATATCGCCTAAGATATATCGCATGATGGCACAACGGAAAAACTGATCTGAGATAAGATGTGAGAGGGCAAACTGAGATGCGACGGTTGATCTACCGGCGCCTCTACCTCCCATAAGGATTGTATAGCGTGATTTATTAAAAAATAGAGGTTTGTAGACCTTATTTACTTTTTGGTTCATCTGAAAAATCTTGAAAGATTATTGTGTTTCCCCGTAGTTTCTCTCCTCCGCTGGTAATGTCTTTTTTCTCAATCATCATTCCCTTAATCTTTGCAGCTAGGGTTAATTCTGGAGTTCTGTTTTGAGGTTTCCTATCTATATCTTCACCCAATGCCCCTAGTATCTTGTCGTCAGGTAAATACTTCTCAATTAGTTCTTGGAAGCCTTTAGAGTTGGTAAGTTTTTGTGGTGTGCTAGCTGTAGCAGGAGTATAGCCAGCATCCAACATTGACCGACTAACGTTTCCACCATTTTCCACTAGTTTCCCTACCGCTAGTTTTTGTTTTAATGTTGCCATATATCTTTATCTTTTGCCGCATCTGATGCAATAATACCATACCCCCTATTAGCTTTAGTCATTCTTAACCTCTATCTGCTTAACTAATATTACTTCACCATCTAGTACCTCTTGATACACATTCACACCCGTTACTGTAAATGCTTTTGGTTCTATTGCCTCTAGTGTTATAGGTGGCGTTGGTAGAGTTTCATCATTGCCTTTTAGAGTGATAGTGAAATAAAACTTAGCTTTCATTCTTTCTCCAATACTTCTTTTACAGATTCCCAGAGTGCATCGCAAAGTTCAGGCGTTAAATGTTCAAGGTTTGGGTCATCGGGATATGGCTTTTTGCCTTTAGTCAAAGTAAACAGGTCGGGGTTTCTATCGTAGTTAATCCAAAAGTTTTGACCCTTCATTGTCAAAAACTCTATCATTTTTCCAATAGTTACCTCTAAAGAATTAAGTCCCCACATATAATCATCATCAAGCTCTGGATTGAAAAAACGCTCAAGCTCATGCTTCTGTTTGATAGTAAGTGAGTCTAGTTGTTCAACGGTTATGTGTTGTTTCATAGTTACCAAGTTATTTCCAGCGATAGGTTTTATTAAGATTTATCTTCTCTCTTTGTTTTTTAAGTAGATCGTCTTCAATCTCCTGGAGGGTTGGTAGATCCTTCCCTTCTCTGAAATATTTTTCTATGATTTCCTTTCTTTATGTGCCACTAATCTGCCTTCTTTTCTGCAAGCCGCGTGGTACTTTACTACTTGATCTGGATTGGTAAACTTGTATTTACCATCCTCATAAACTTTTTTTCCTCTGTGAGCTATTAAAGCTGCTCCACAATATTCACAAACTTCTGTCATATCTACTCCCTATAATTTACACATCTAATATCTACATTAGAGCTACAGGGTAGTTTCTCTTGGTCTAGTGATATCTTAGCTACAATTA